ATTGGAGAGACTATGGAACCTTCTAGTGTTGTTAAGGATGAAGATGAAATGGTCAAGAAAAATGTTTGGGCAAGGAAAGTGGACTGTGAGAACAGTCTCATTGTACCTTGTCGCAATATAACTTCAGACAACTTAGCAAGTGTTTTGTTGAATCGCTGTGTGTATACGATAAGTACAGGGAGACAGCGGAATATGATGCTGGGTCTGTATGGTAAAGTCTTTGTCACTGTGGGACATGCATTCCCTGAGAGTGAAACCTCTTGGAGAGTAACTGTTCATCGTGGTGATCAAGATTCGCCTGTTAAAGAGCGTTATGAGTGTATTCTTACTAAGGAAAACATTTTACGACGTGACGGCGATCTTGTATATATACGACATGAAGCATTTCGTCCTACTCGAGATATTCGCAAGTTTATCAAGAATTATTATCCTCTTGGAAAAGGCCTCATGGTCACGAAGCAACGAGAAATCGCTTCTATCATGAGATTTGTTCCGGTTAGAGATCAGTATTTTGTTGGGGAAACTGAGTATCATTCCGACGTTCGCATTCTCACTTCTGAGGGGCGAACTTCTATTGGTACTTGTGGTTCCCCAGCAGTTTGTACTCGGCCTGATGGCAATTACATTTATGGAATTGTTGTCAGTACACACGGAGACTTTGAAAGTTGTAAGCATGGCGTTAAGATGCTTAGTACTGCTGTTATTGATTCTCTTCCCGAAGACTTTTCTGATACGGGAATGCATTTTGCCCCATCATGTGAGTTTGTTTCTACTCCTTTACATGATTCTAGCCCCCTGAGACATTATTCATTGGACACGAATTTAGTTCCTATTGGATCTATCTCAGCTCCGCGGAAGCACTTCAAAAGTGAAACCACAAGGTCTATGATTTATCATGATCTAGTGAAACACTTGGGAGAAATCCCTGAATATGGTGCACCAAAGATGAGAGGTGGTTTTCATGAAGGAGTCTATAAGCATCCTATGATTCATGCTGCAGCGAAACGCGGGAAGAACAAATCGATTCGTGATCCTGAGATTATGAAACAGTGTGCTGATGCCGTTGAGAATGATCTTGCGAATCAGATTGATTTGAAATCCATCACTTTGTTATCGGTAGATGACGCTGTAAATGGTATTCCTGGAAAACGTTTTGTTGACAAATTACCTCGTAACACTTCTGCTGGTCTTGATTTAGTTGGGAAGAAGTCTGCTCATATGACTGAACCTGATGAAAATCAACGAGTATCGTTGCTTCCACAAATTGTTGAAGCTATGGATGATTTAAAAGCCCGGTATTTGAGGTTTGAGCGAGGCGGTGTTGTTTTCGATGGATGTTTGAAAGATGAAGCATTGCCAATCTCTAAGATTGAAAGTTTCAAGACTCGATTCTTCAC